GCGTAACTTACTGCAGTTGTTGAGCAAGCAGTAACAGTAAATGTGCCATTGTAATCTGTTGTACTAGATCCACTACTAACAACTCCAGAAACTGTAATTGTGCTGCCAACACTAAATGGAGCACTAGCTTGTGCTATAGTAAATGTCAAGCTAGTTGTTGTACCGTTAGCAGTACCAGCACTAATACCATATTCAAAACCAGCCATAGTATCGCAATATAAATTCAATGCGCCACCAATATTAGCAGCGTAAGTACCAGCTATACCTTCCGCATTAATTGCGTTGGCAATACCAGTTACTGTGTTGTCTGGACTTACTGGGACTGTAATTTCAATGCCATTAACTTTAAATTGTTGCCCACCTGTTAAACTAGTTGGAGTATTTTGACCTTGGACAGTTGCCCAAGCAGTTTGCCATTCGTCACTACCTACTTGTACCCATGTGTTGTACATATTAGTAATATCAGTAGCACTAGATTGTGTTGAAGTTGGGCCACCACGTTTAAAATAAATTGGTGTTGTTGTGGCAGTTGCTACAACAGCATATTGTCCAATACTACCATAAGTTTGTAGTGGAACTGTTGAGCTTGGATTTAAATAAACAGAATCTGTGATAACTAACGGAACTTGATTAGTAAATGTTCCGTTAGTTTGATTCCATTGGAATAAGCCCCAACGTGAATCATTAGTATCTAACCAGAAACTACCGTTATTAGGATTGCCAGTTGGGCGAACCAATGTAGCTGTAAGAGCGGCTAAATCTATCGCTGCACGTAATACATAGCAACGATTAGTAACACCAAGTGCGGAATAAGCGGCCAATAAACCGTATTCGTTAAGTTCATATCCGTTAATTGGAGTACCATTTGTTGTTTGATAAAAGAATGGAACACCATAATTAGCACTAAGAGCACGTTGGCTCGTAGCCAAAAATAACTGATCTGCGTTAGCAGCTAATGTGCCTGGAGCGATTCCAGTGCCATCACCAGAAACTTTATTCTGCGCTGTAGCAATAACTACTAATGGAACTGAGTTAGTAGCAGCTGGAAGATATTGGCTCTGGTCGGTTACAGTAACTTGTACGCCTGGAGATAATAATGTGTTAGCCATTGTAAAATCCTTTTTAATTAATTACTAATATTTAGTTATTATTGAAAAAAGTGCCCAGTTGACACGGCCTATATATAGGTTCGTTATTGAAATACCCGCTAAATAGGTGTATGCGCCCTATTTGTCCTGTATGTAATCAACGCCCTAGAGCTATAGCTTATCATAAAAACGATAAAATTTACTATCGTTCTAGGTGTACTATGTGTATTCGTAAAAAACGAAAATTAACCCTACAAAAACCCAGATGGGAATTAAATGGATATAAGAAAAAACCAGCTTGCGACCGCTGTGGGTTTAGGGCCAAGTATTCTGCCCAGTTATTAGTATATCATATAGACGGAAATTGTAATAATTCCGTACAAAAGAATCTAAAAACTATTTGCTTAAACTGTGTTGTAGACGTTAAGAAAGCAGATCTGCCGTGGCGGGCTGGAGATTTGCCAGTAGATTATTGACCTGTTTATATAAATTATCTAATCCGTCTTGGTTATTATCTAACACCGAATCAAACTTGGTGCCTATCCAAGCAGTTTCACTTGCGTGAATATTATATTTTTCCAGTTCAGTTTTGCTTAGACGCCAATTCATGCCATGGTCCCCGGCATTTACAGTTCGAGCCAGCTCAAACCACACAGGTTCTTGCCCACGGACCACACGGATAACAATACCACCAGAGTCTTTAATTGCCTTAATTTCGTTGGGGAATCTACAGTCCGAGATCACAATATCGTCATGTGTCTTGCGTAATTTGTTTTCCAGGCTGGCAATCCAAATGTCATCGTGAAATGCTTTTCTAGCCACTTCCGTGCCCCAATATTGTAATACATAGCGTGGGGTCAGATTAGTAATATCTAAGCGGTCACTCCACCATGGATCCACTTGCTCACGCCACTCGCGGCTTTCACGGGTGCGTCCTTCTAATAATTCTCTATCCCATCCAAACACACTTGCTACCGCATCTTTAAGTGTATGGGCAAAGGATTCTCTACGAAATTGGTGTATGTTTTGTAGGTAATCCGCAATGGTATCTTTACCTGAACCTATTAATCCACAAATTCCAATAATCATATTTTTTCCATTGTAGTTGTTAACATCATATACCACCCAGGTCTAAATTCATTACAAATATCAAAGCCCAGGTTTTCGTAAAACTTGGTACGCTCAGTTATTATAGCAATTTCTCTATCCTTTTGTCTAGCAAATTCTAATGCTTTTGCTACTATTTGTTTGCCAATTCCTTGATTCCTATATTCAGGATCAACACATACCCAAGTCAAATCATAAAAGTATTGTAAGTTGGATTCGCTGACAATTCCAAAGCCAATTATTTTTGTGTTATCTTTTGCTATAATAAAAAATCTAGGAGTTTCAACTAATCCTATTAGATATTTTATTTTTTCTATTTCTATTAAATGCTCTAACTTTTTAGTTATTAGTTCGGGCATTCGCCCTGCGGGTGTGTAATTAAATGACCGCTTGATTAATTCTGCGACCTCAGTTGGATTATCGAGTGTGTCAACAATCTCAATCATCTAATCGTTGTAATACCCAATTGCTTAAATGTTAACTGTAGCATAATAATTTGTCTTTTACAATCTTCTAATGCGTGATGTGATGTTGGAGGTTTGGGGCAGTCGGGCCATAGTGAGTAGATTGTTCTAGCATCACGCACTTTATAAAATTGCCAAGGCTGTACCTTTCCAATAGATTTATATGCGTGTTCTAAAATATTCATATCATACGTTGGACCGTTGGCCCATACAAAATCAGCGTGCCAACAAATTTTATGTAGGCCTTCTAATGCCGCTGTTAATGATATACGATTTTCTTCGTTAAAGGCTTCTGCTGACGCTTCCTTTTGTGTGGCCCACCAAGCTATAGTGTCATCGGTGATTTTTCTATCTTCTTGTGACTCTAATGTTACTCGAGCATAATAAGAGTCTTGATTCTCATATCCTTCTGAAAATGGGTCAAAGGCCTGTGCTGCTATTGTTAAAATAGTAGCGTCCGGGGTCGTTGCCAAGCCCTCGATATCGATCATAAGATGTTTTGCCATACATTAAGTATAGCATAGGAACCGGATTAAATCAAGTTATTTGAATACTATTAAAACAAATTCCGTTTAGGTGATCTAATTCGTGTTGAAAAGCTCTGGCTTTTAACCCTGTAAATGTTCTTTTTTGGGGTGTTCCCTCTATATTTTGAAATTTTACTTTTATTTTTTCAGCACGGGTTAATTCAATCCATTCGTTGGGAAACGATAAACACCCTTCGATGCCTGTTTGTTCTCCCCACGATTTAATTATTTCGGGATTTATATATGCTGTTTCGCCAATAACAAATGCCCGTACATTGATTCCTATTTGGTTTGCGGATAACGCATAACCGTTATCAGTAGTTTTTAAATATTCGACCATAACATTAATTAATGATTTTAAATCAACATCGGTTCTACCAAAATTGTATTTTTCTATTTGTTGATATAATAATGAATTAGAATTAGGCGGAATGATTTGATAAATCATATATTATTATGTATTATCCAATGTATTAAATTAAGTAGTTTTTAGCCAATTATCCTATGACCCAGCTGAGCGGAAAACTGCCGTCAACATAGTTCTTCAAATCTTCGATACATTGTGCCATTAGTTCTTTGGCATCAGCTTTCATGGCGGCACCATTTAATGTTGTTGGGCCTTGTGGTCCAGAAATGGATTGAAATTTTTCACGAGCATCACCAATAATCATTTTACAGTTAGCATACATAAACTGACGAATCCATTGACGGATCTGGAAATCACTAAGTAAATTTACTTCTGGTTTTAAGTTGTATGTCCAAAGTAGTACTTCCTCGCCTGTGCCTTTTGGATCACGGATTAGTTGTAATTTTTTGGTAACTGGGTTAAATGTATAGTTCATATACGCACCAAACATACGACCAGCCAACTCAACATACTGTGAGTAAAAGTCATAAGTTGCTAGTCCACCTGCTACATTAAAGTTCATCAAATAAACATTCATTGTAGCTTGGGAAAATGGGTCGAAATTACTAGCATATGGTCCAGTTGAATCGCCAAACGTTCTACGAAAGATTTGACGAACTGTAATAACTTCTTCTGGCAAATCGTAAATGTTTACGTTAGTTACCAGTTCCATAAATGTGTATGCTTCTTCGTAGGCATTTTGTGCACGTTGGCGATAAGTCCCAATAGTAGCACGATATGCCGCTTCGTAGTGGCTAGCATCTAACTCGATATCAACAATATCGTCGGCTAATTGTAGTCGAACATATTCGATTAAATCTTGTTTAAGGGTCTCTAATGTAGATTGCTGTTGTATTGCCATATGAACTCCGTGTTCATATATTTAGCAATTTTACCAGGCTTTAAGAATGATTAGGTTCTCGTTACCCCTGCCATTCCACTTAACTTCTGTAGATTTAATTACTTCAAACGCTTTACGAGCCGCTGGTTTTCCCACGGAAATTACGGATTTTAACTGCTCTTCTGGTTTTCTTAAAGTTTTTTGAACAGTAGTAGCCGCATCATATGCAATAACAGCAGAGCCTTTAACAGTAAATGTGCCTATGTGCGTATCTGCCATAACATGGATTAATTTGCGTTTTACTGTATCATACAACCACGCTTCGGAAGCATTGATTAAACTAGCTGGACTTTGTGATTTAAGATTAAACTCGGCAAATTCTTTAAGATATTTAAATTTACTTGCTTGTTTTTCCGGGCTTACTGATTTTTTAGCTCTAGGTTTTCTTTCAACTTTCTTGATGGAAATGTATGAAGTGCAGTCTTGTAATACAGTTTCACAGAATTTTACGCATTGTTTTAATTGTGCTTTAGATAAATGACTGTAGCCTTCTACTAATTGTTCGTCGACGCCGTCTAACACTTCGTTAAATTCAGCCATACGTAAATCCCATACTCGTGTGATGTTAGGAATCATCTGAGGGCTAATATTCATGCCGCGGATTAGTGCGATAGGTTTGAAGTCTGCACTCATTTTAGCACCGGTGACAATAAAATCGTCAAACATTCCTTCAAGTTCGCCGGCACACTCCGATGCTTTTTCACGGAGATGGTCTTGAATAGTTAGTTTTACTTGTTGAGTTTCTTCATCTGTGGCCGCCGCTTTTCTAACTTCTTGTTTAGATTTAAGCATCAGGCTAATTTGCTCATCTAAAATACATTGTTCGTGTTCGTTAAGCATTAGTCCCATTATGCTCATACGACATACCCACCCTGGGGTCACACGAATTTGACTGTCTGGGATTCCACGAATTAGTCTGGCATCTGCTTTTCTATGATTGATTTCCAAATACATGGCAATCATATCTTTAGCATCTTTTTTACCATAGTGATATTGATACCACTGAAAAGCATTGGCAAAAGACGAGATACGATTGGTATCATCTGGTTGAAATTTCCACTCAGGTTCAAAGCCAACATATTTGGTTTCAGCGCCCTTGGGGTTTAATCTTTTAATTGTAGTTTCGTTTTTAGACATAGTTTTAACAGTATAATATCAATAATGTGTGATGTCAACCTTAGCTGATTAAACTGGCAAAAGTGACGTGTTGCTCCAAGTTGTTTAAGAGGCTATTTGCTTTTTCTTTTAGTTCCATGTATTTGAGAGTGTCTTTTTTCATACGTCTACACTCCACAGATTCCTTGCTGATTTCGGTAATAACCTTATCTACATTATCCAGCATTTTACGCAGATCACGATATGCTATCTTATTTTTAACTGTGGATATTGATTTTTCTACTTGATTTACGCGGTTTAAAATATCATCCATACAGCTATTATATAGCTTTTGGAATAAAAAGTCAACCTTTAAGTAGCTAAATACATGACTATGTTAATTAATGATGTTGTTACTCTTCAGTCCATTGATATGTCTGATATTGCGGATCAGTGGCTAGCCGAAGAATTTGAGCAAAATCGAGAATTATTAGAAAATCAAACAGACTGGGCAGATGTAGTTGCTATAACTAATTTAATTAAGAGCGATGATCCGATTATCGGGAAAAAATATGTTCCTGTACTATTACAGTTTATTCCAGGCACTAAAAAAGTAATTGTTGGATCCCTAAATAAATTGTTGATTTTACAAAATATCTTAACCAATGCTGGATTTACGCAATATGAATTTAATGATTCAGGAAAAATTATTAAATACCCAATTGATCAACAAATAGATTCGTTTTTGAGAAAAACTTATATTTTTAATAGTTTGTCAACAGCTGAAATGATTGTAGATTCCTTTATACCTATGCAGATGAAAGATTGGAAATTAATCGATCGGCGAGGAGACTTGTAATGCCCCGCTTGTCACTCTACAGGCCGAATAGAACCAACGATTATCAGTTCTTGGATAAAACTATTGAAGAACGCTATACTGTCGGTGGTTTGGATATTTTTTGCCACAAATACATGGGGCCGATTGTAGATACGTCAAACGATCCTGGAAACGGCAATGCCACACTTCCACAGTATAGTAATACTAATCCATTGTTTATCGAAGATTTATTATTATTAGAAAATCGCGACCGTGTTTATGATCCCAATGTTTATATTATGCGTGGTGTTTATACCCACAATGATATCAACTTTGATTTAACTCAGTTTGGATTATTTTTACAGAATGACACATTGTTTATCACATTTGCCTATAACAAAATGATTGAAACTTTTGGCCGCAAACTAATGTCAGGTGATGTATTGGAGTTGCCAAACTTAAAAGATTACTATCCATTAAATTCTAATATTACTCGCGCACTACCTAAGTATTATGTAATTCAGGATGCTGCTTATGCCGCGGAAGGATTTTCACAAACTTGGTTACCACATACTTGGCGTGTCAAAGCAACGCCCATGGTCAATGCTCAGGAATACAAACAAATTATTGACCAGCCGTTTATGCCGGATAATATTTGGGATCCAGGCAATTTTTATCCGCAAAACGAAGTTGTTAAAGATGGCGACAAGTATTACGAAGCTACACAAAATGTTCCACCAGGAACACCTATTCTGGATCCTCAC